TTTCTCCGCGATCATAGTCAATAGTTCCCCAGTTACCACCGATATACTGTTTTGAACCATCTGAGTTCACATAATAAAGACGGATAGTTCCTAATCCATCGTCATTCAAGTAAAACACCTGATTTCCACCATCAGCACGTTTGAAACCATTAGTTCCGAGTGTTGGGGAAACTTGATCCGCTTTTATTCTGTTACCATAGCAAATTTTGTAATTAAATCTCTGATTCAAAGATACAGTTACATTTTTACGCATCATTACTTTGGTAATGTTGGATGTGATGGATGGTTCCGCATCATCAATGATTTTTCCAACTTTAGAATACTTAAACTTACCACCAAACTTATTAAACTCAGCAGAAGCGTTCAATGTCTCCATTGTACGGTAAAGAATTTGCTTTATGTCCTCTTGACTTCTTCTAGTGTCGTTTGGGTTGAAGTAAACGTAAGAAGCTAGGTCAATAAACAAAACAGATGGATCCATAATCTTTGGTTCTACCGCACCTACTGAATATGAACGTATTTTCTTCTGTACTGCGTCTTTTTCAGAAATAGACAGACGATCTGCGTTCTTAGGTTTGATAACAACGATCACTTTACCGTATTCGGGTGGATCTGCCTCTTCACCACCATAAGCAACGATAGATTGTACGTTAGGATAGATCTGAGGTATGATTGCTTCATAATCCTTAGTAGTTACTGCTCTACCAAAGGCAGAATAGAACTTAGGAGCAGAATACTTGATAGCATCAATACTTTCTGGTCCCGCACCGCCATCTGGAATGGATGTAAGTGTTAAAGTGATGCCAGAAGTGATAGGAGTGTTACGAGAGTCCTTTACAGTGCCCGCAAAGCTATAACCAGTCAATCCATTAGGTCCTGCACCTACAGATGTGGGGTATGTTGCTTCAATTACGTCACCATTAACTAATGCTTCACCTAGAATACCATCACCGAATATTATTTCAGGTCTTCTAGTCTCTGCTTCCTCTAAAAAGAAGATTTTACTAATATTGTCTACTGTTGTTATATCTGTTGCCTGTAAATATGCATCAGTGACAGTTCCACGTGATACTTCTACTGTCATAGCTGAAGTATCGGCATTGAAGTTACCTAAGATGAACCTCTGCCTTTCAGAATCTGTTTTTACGAAAGTGTCAGTGATGAATATTCCTTCATATGCTACTACGTCTGTAAATGTTGCCTTACCATCTAATGTATTAACTGATACGATCAAATCTTTAGGTATGGAGAAGATAAAGTTCTCACCACTCTCTCCAGTGAAGGATGTGAATACCCCTTTGTTGATTTGTACCGCTTCTGGGTATCCTCTACCATTAGAGCCTGTGCCATATATGGTCTGTATGACCACTGTAAAGGTCGCACGGGCACTTCTAGCACTCCTTGGGGTATATCCTATTAGTTTAGCTAACTTTACTACGTTTTCCCTTAGAACTGCAGTGTCTAAGTAGTTCTCGTTGATTGCTAGATTGGCGTTAACCGCTGAATAGTAACTATTATAAGCAAGTACGTCTAAAAGGGTAGACAAAGAGGATCCCTCAAAGTCATAATCCGAAAATTCAGACTGTCCCTGTAGATATGCTTTTAGTTGTGCCTTAATCTCGTGGAATTCTAACGAGTTGACTTGGGTAAGTGCCATTATCGTTTCAATATAACTTCTAGGTTATCAATAACGTTAGGTAAGCCTGTAATTAGATAATAAATCTCTACTCTCATATCATTGTCTCTTTCAATGAACTCTGATCTGACAGCATAACAAACCACACGTGGTTCATACTGGTTTATACAATTTTTTATCTGTGCTTCTATGACAGCAGATTGCCCACTCTGATACAATTCAAACAAAGCACCAATAATGTTCCCACCGTACTGAGGTAGAAATGGTTTCTCATAAAAGTTGTATCGAACAATGTTCTTTACAGACTCTTTGATTGCTTCTTCGTTTTTTAATGTATTAACGTCATTCGTTATTGGATTTTTTCTAAAAGTTAGATCAAAATCCTTAAACGCTCGACTTGGTAAGGCACCTTTTGCCATACTATACCTACGTATTCGACCTAGAAGTTATTTAGACACGTTTTCAAAAGGTTTTCTCTTCTTCCCTTGTCTATCTGACCTAGGATCTGTAATTAGATATCTACAATACTCATTTCCATGGTCATAGAAGTGATCTGACATATCTACAGGCACATTTGCGTTTCTTTTTCCGTCTACAATTCTATTTGCCTTGGCCACGATACATTTTCCTTGCTTTGTTTCTTGATGTAGCAGAGTATTTGGTATGTTGCCCTTTACCCTGTCTTGTTTTCTTTGGTTTCGATTCAATACTGTTTCCAGTGTTCCATGTTACTGCCATAATTTTATCCTGCGAATACGTTTGATGATCCTGCTGCCACTGAGGTACAACCTGATAGACCGTCCCCTACTCTACCACAACCTTTACCATTAATAAAGACTGTAGAACTTCCACTACTTATAGCAGCAGAATGTGGTGGGCATGGACTGCCTGGTTTTAGGTGTACTGTATTTTTATCTCCTTGACGGGAGATAGGTATACCATTAGCGAAGACGTTACCTGAACCCTGTGCTCTAGACATTCCAGAACAATGGGCTACATCTGAGTCTCCTACTCTTGTGACTGCGGGCATGTTAATAATAGTTTGATATGAAGGAGCGTATACCCTCCCACTCATTATATATCTTCAATTCAAGTGTGAAGGTTGCGGGAGTCTGTGCTACTAGGTTACCTGCAGGTCCTTCTTCCCATTGAACTGTAATATCAAAGAACTCAGAGACATAACTACTGCCATCTTGGTTCAAATCATACATCACCTTGTCAGCGGGCATGTTATCTGTGCCGACTACACTGGTTGGAGTGGTGTTAAGGTTAGTTTTACCCTGTTCGACGTATGTAAAGGTGTCTACAAAGGGATCTGATAGCGTCCCTGTGATTGAAACGCTTGTTGTACTAGGAGTTATCACTAAATTCGGTTGAGTACCCTGTACAGTAGCACTCACATTAGTTACAGCAGCTTGATTAGAACCACTTCCACTAGCAGAAGCACTCACTGAAGTGTTCATAGTAAAGTTTGGTCTGGTTATATCGGGTAATCCTGTTGCTACGTCGGGATTTATACTTACACTCACTTCTGTTCTCTTGCTTGAAGCATACTTAGGTACTCTGTGAAGTTCTCCATGTGAGCATGATCGTTAATATCATGCGGTGGGTCTGGATACTTCGGCATAAACTTGATCAAATGATCAAATTTTTCGGGAATATCGGAAATTTTATGATATTCTACCAATTCTGTGCCCTGACGGATCGTGAAATCTCCTTCAAGGGCTAAAAATTGTGCTTCCATGATGTTTTTTACAAATATTTATTTCGTCGTGCGGATGCAACGACGCGATTTTTTGTATTTCAATACGAAGTATCGGTAATCGCCATCTGATCGTCTTCGTCTAGCGTAATTTCTACGTAATTTAACTCCGTATTGTACGTCCACATAAGTTTTTCCCAGATTGGATGGAAATCCTCTTCGTCTACGCCTCTCATTATGCATCTATCTTCCCAATAGAGATGATAAATCTTAGAGCTTTTCGAGAGTATTGATTTTTTTGTCATGTTCGAGTACTACGTCTACTAATTTTTCATAATTTTCCTTATTTGGTCGCTTCATAAGAAGCTCCATACTATTAAGGCGGGTCTCCAACGCTTCAACGTGTGATTTGAGAGCGTAGAGACAGTCAGATATCTCTTGCTGAGTCATTCTTCTATATCAAAACTCCATTTGATATGCTTAATGTAGTCAAAAGTACATGATAAGTCTGCTTCACAGTCAAGATCATACTTACGATCACATAAAAATCGCCTCAATTCGTATACTGAAGGAAATTTACCTTGCTTAATGTGATTTTGGTCGTAAAGAATGTACTTCATACCCTCTAGCTAGTTGATCTTAATGTAATTATAACACATTTTATGAGCAAGTCAACACAAATTCACAAATTCTTTAGGGTTACTTAAGGATTTGTCCTGATGAGCATCGTTCCAGTGCCTAATGTTACCCGCTACGATGAAACAGTTGGTCACTATGAGTTGTATAAAGATAAAAGTACGTATCCCCGCTATAATATCTGCCTCTCGATCAGACTTTCCAGACTTCTCTCCGAGTGCTTTTGCCCAAATTCGCCACATTAACAGTTCTTATTCAAGTCCTCTGCCATATTTCCACCTATCTCTGCTCCCTGTTCTCCACCAAACATAGCAATCCACCCTGCTGCTACCCAACCAACGAAGGGTATACTGCTAACTGCGGGTGCTGCGGCTGCTCCAACGCTAGTTCCGACTAATCTCCCTGTACCTTCAGCACTACCTACTGCCTTAATACATGCTAAATCCTTTGCTGAGAGATCGGGATTGCTGTCAGTAAACTCTTGGTAAGGTGCTAACCAACTTCTTTTGTTACTTACAGGTCCTCCTTGGTTGATCTTACCATCCATGAAGTACTCTTCAACTACCTTAGTAGTGTTATTAGAAAGTCCTAAGAAACCTGCCTTCTCTTTAATGTCCTTAGTGATGTATGCTGTCTTAGGATCATTAGCTTTATATGAGATTCTATATCTATCTTCTTCAACTTCTGCTTGGAAAGAACCGTAATCACCCTCTGGGATATTGATTACTGGTAAACCTTTCTCTTCTTTATGCTGTGAGATCATTCCGATCATAGCAATATGAGAGACTCCTACGAGTACTCCCAATGATAACCCTATCCATTTAATCATTTTCTTCTTTAGTGTAAGGAGTAAAGACTATCAACTCGTCTCCGTCCTTAACTTCCTTCATCTCTGGGTGTATATTATAAGATGATTTAGGTTTTGTGTCAAGTGTCATGAGTACAGATGCCATACTTCGCCACATAAACGCAAAAGATGCTCCTAGCACTGCTGCGAAGCATATAAAATATACGAATATGGTAATGTCATTCATCTGTAGAGTCTGTCCCTGTATAATATCTATAATACTCTATCTCTAAGAGTCTACATAACTCTTCAAACTCCTCGTCAGTCAGTAGATCTAAGTTCATCCAATCCCTCCAATGCTTGATTTAATTTAATAAGACTATCAAGTTCCATAATTTTATCTGCTATATGTTTAGCAATGTATGGTTCTTCAGATCTTGCTGCGAATGCTAATGCTTCACGAAGACTTTTGATAGCTTCTGCTACACTGTCTTCAACTTGTTTTGATACTTTCATTTTTTCTTTGGATAGTATTGAAAACCCTCTGTCACTTCATCAAGTGAAGAAAGTCTAAACGTAATCATCTTATCCCAAGGAGTATGACTATCCATTAGAACTGCTGCTTTTTTGCCTTGTATTCTCTGAACACATCCAATATACCCTCTGTATATTGAATTTTCATCAGTTACTTTAACTGTAGAACCTGGTAGAATCATTTTTTAAATGCTCCGAGTTTAGTTAAGACGTATAAACTGAGTACAACCCAGAATATGAGTTCGAGTGCGTAGTTAGTCGTCATGATCATCCCAAGGGTCGGCAAGTCCTTTGTTAGCAAAGAATGCTTTATATACACCAAACCCTGCCAAGAGTGTGGTGATCACTGCTACTGATATTCCAAACGTGATGTTGGGGTTAGCATTATAGTGAGGAATCAAAGCGTTACACTTCGTCCAAGTACCTGGTAGTGTATACACAGGGGGGCACGATAACAGTAGATCTCTTATCGCATACATCTCAGCTCCAATCATAGGGGGGTTTTACCTCAGAAAAAATTTTTGAATATTTTTGAAACGCACGTACCCACTTTTGTAGGTTAGAGCGTTGGGACTCTTTTATTATACGGGGGGCGGGGGACGAACCCCCCACCACTGCCGACTGCGACTCACCCATGAAAGAGTGGTCGCATATAGTCTTTAAACTTCTCTCTCATGTCATCTGCTAGGACTCTTAACTGTTCCTCGCTTGAGTTGTTACCACTAGCAACAAGTTCATCATAACACGCTTGAGAGATGCCCTTATTAGTTAGGTCGTACTTATGTAGTTGAACGTGATTAAAAAACATGACTTAGAATCCTCCGTTGAGTGCGTCGTTTAGTTTCTCTTGGTAATCAGCATATGTATCATACTTATTACCTAGACAGGTGATCCAGTTGTTATACCAATAACAATTAGATCCATCTTCTGCTATTGGATCAGCGGTTAACTCACCGCCTACCTTACGTGTGAGTGTGGTGAGTGTCTCACTCTGTGTATATCCTTTCTGTGCTAACTGTGGATAGAATTCGTTGAAGTCTGAATTGTTCATAAATGTGAATTAACTGTGTATAACCCTATTATAGTACGTACTGTATATAAACGGGGGGGTGTATCTGTGAACCGTAACAATTCGTTACTTCCACCTTGGATCGTCGATTGAGTAATCCCACGGTGCGGGTTCGCATATCTTCTCAATGAGAGTATCGAATGCGTCTTCGGTTTCGTCGTTAATCCATCCCATGTCTATGAAATACTTTGCCATTTCGACGAGGACGGTTTCCTCGTCCTCGTTACATGTTAGGGTTCTTTCCCACTGTGTTCCGTCTGCTTTAGGCATTAGTGGTATCCTCCCTTACATTCAAATACGTCTTCGTTCCAGTGTTCCCCTTGTTCTAGGATGCCGAGGTTAATTGCTATTTGGTCATAGCATTCCATAGCACTGCGGGACATTCTGCCCGCTGTGTAGTCCCAACCTAAATCAGCGAAGTCGTCGTATAGTTTTTTAACGTTAATAGGTTTCATTAGTTGACCTCCATCCATTTGATGTCTGCCTTAGTGCCTACCTTAAAGATACACATCTTTTCCATGTACTCTGTCGCCATGTCTAATGCTGTGTCTTCTGCCTGTCCGAAATCAGATCTGAACTCAGCACCAATCAAAACTTGGTTTCCCCAGTGTGAAGGTTGGATTGCCCATGTAGTCATAGAAGTTAACTCCTGTGTTTGTATAGTACTATTGTAGTCTATTTTGTTAGAAAAAAGATGATTGATTGTGACACAAATTATATTGTCACACCAGACCGCGACGGTCTGGGCGGCTCGTTTGACGCTCAAGTAACAGACCTCCTAAACTCTAGACATATCTCTTTGAAATAGTCCATGTCTTCTGCTGACACGTAGTCTGCCCCATCTTCGCCAAAGTATGAGAATGTCTCATTTACTCTCTTGATAAAGGTAAGCAATGCGATTTCGTTTGGTGTATACATGATTAATGCCTATCTGAGATGTACCATACCCCATAGTTGTTGATTACTTGGGGTTCAAAGTTTCTCTTTGACATAGCAAAGAGAGCAGATTGAACAACTGGGTCGTTCATTGCTGATTCGTTTACTAGGACTCTTCCGTCGTAGATTGGTTTTAATTGTTTGTCAAACATAGTTCGCTTGTTTGTTACTCTTCTATTATAATGGGGACTACACATAATGGGGACAATAAAGGACAGAAATAAAAGTGGCACATTGGCAGCTTAAAATCCAGCTGCCACATGCTATAATGAAGATAGAGCTCACTCCCGTGGGTTCTTTTTGAAATCGCATTTCATATAATCCTTGATCTCTTCGACCACTTCGTCGAATCCGTCGTCCCAGTAGTTTCTGGCTTCCTCGATGAATTCATGCTCACCCAGTTTGTCAAAGTAATTGAATAGGTCATCTGCGACGTATTCCTCAAGGTCTTTGGTGGACATATTGTCCACCATGCGTTCGGTTAAGAACTCTTTGAGTTCTAGTAGTAATTCACGATCCATTTATAGATACCCTGCTACTTCACATCCTGGTTCGTCATAGAACCACGACATAGATAGATCGTCAAATTGTTCAGAGATTGCTGAGTGTATTTCCTCTGGTGGCGACCATGCTGTCTCGAATGTCACCTCGAAACCGTGTGGCATATCGCATTCGTCGATCTCTAGGGAATAGCAATCCCACTTAGTACCCCAGTTTTGAACTCGCCAGTTATACCATCTATCGTCTTGAATACCACTGCTAGGGAAATGTAATCCTTTCATTGGTTCATCAGACATTACTGGTAGTTCACCGACCTCACCTCTGGGTCTATCCCATGAGTATTCTTTGATTGTGTTCTCAGTGAGTGGAATTTTAGTCCAATCAGGTTCGGGAACGAAGTGACCAAACACTGATCCAGTATCTACATTATCATCATTCTCTAATCCCTTAGAGAATATCTTATGTAGTTTGAGAATTGCTGTTGTGTCATCTGAGTAAAATGTTACTCTGTTGTGGCAATGATTAGGCATAAACTCCTTAGTTGTATAATACAATTATACTGCCACAGGTGACAGTATGGTGAAAAAATGGACACTAATATAAGTGGCACATAGCCAGCTGAAAAGCAGCATGGTCCTTGCTATAATGGAGGTAGAGCTCATAATTCCTCTATGTCCTCTATGACCCATTCGCCTGCATATTCGTCTTCAGCTGGATATGCATTAACGTTCTTATGCAGTAGCTCTTCGGCTTCCTGCATTGTCTCTGCTTCGACTAATACGGTGAAGTAATTCACCTCTGAACATTGGATCCTAAATTGATTCATCGTCCCACCTCTGCATAGTAATGATTTCTATCTGTTCCGCTGTTAGATCTGGGAACTCTGCAGAGACCTCATCGTAGAGGTCTAGCAGCATGTCTTCGTGATGTAATACGCTCATTTGAATGCAACCTCTCTCATATCGCATGAGTACATAACTGAATCCTGACGAAACTGTTTTTTGTATGCTTCGCCAACTTCAAATAATGCATCCTCATACTGTTTACCAGTAACCGCGAAACAAACTATTGCTTCCATTGTTCCTTTATAGATGCCCATGCCATGAGTTATTGTTGCATACTCAAGACGTGTAAGCACTTCGTCTTTAATGAACTGGTCTAACATTTGCTTAGTAACGGTGCCCTCGTTTCCGATGTTGCGTCCGACTGTTAATGTTGTTGTTTCCAAGGTTAACCTCGTTATTGATATCTTTATTATAATGCCTAGCCCTGAGAATGTAAGGGTTGAGTGTGCACTTTAATTAGTGGCACACTCCATGCACCAGAGAGTGCAGGATTTGCTATTATAATAATATGAAAAACTTCCAAGAATTCATCGACTACTGCCTTGACTTTTACGGGTGGAATGGTCTATATGACCAAGGTCGAACACGTGAGCAAATTGCTTACGCTACATTGTATTACTTAGACTCATGTAATGATCAAATTACGTGGGGTTATGGGGACTCACTCGATAGAGAGCGTGTCCGTGACATAATGAACGAGTTGTACGACTAATGGCATATTGCGACAACTGCGGGAACTATGACGAAGCATACCCGAACCAACTCTCAATAGATGGGGATCACCAGCCAGATCTTTATTACTACTGGGATGCACCACTCGATGAGGATTATTCCTGGAGAGATGAGCTGCCTAATGCAGATTGCCTTTGTGAAATCTGTTTTGACATATTAAATAGTGAAAACAAGATCCAATGGCTAAACTAAACAAGAGACCACAGCTGCCCCGCATGCCTGTAGTCATCACCCCAGATCATGTGACACTTACAAAAAGTGTCCACTGCTGTCCCAAATGTGGGCACAAATGGTCTACAATATAAACATAAACAAAACGAGGTAAACCTTGAGACTTAATTCAATCGCAAAAAACCAGACTGAAGTCACTCTTTCAAATGGTGATCAGATCTTCTTTTCATACCGCACACCTGTTGCAGTATACATTGCTAAGAAGGGACGCTATGCAAGAACAGATGCCTGGTTCAGTTCAACCACTACAAGACACATCAACAAGTGGTTAGGTAACGTTGAATACGACACCATTCCCCAATCAGACCTAGACATGATCACCGCAGGGTGATCATCTGGGCATCGAAGTCCTAAGACTCGCGAGACCGTGTAAGTCCCATCCCAGTATCAAATGATACAACAAAACCCCGCCAGGTCATCCTGTGCGGGGTCTTTGGGGTGCAACTTGACAATTACGAGTGCACGTGGTAACACATGCCCTCTAATACGTAGTAATCTGCAAGATCCATTAGCTCTGGATAGTCATAGATCAGATCCGTATCTAATAAGAACTGGATCAAGTCTATGGTCGCTTCAGGTGCCAATGTCCCTTGGTGATACTCTGAGATGACATCCTGGTAGTTCATCAGCTTAGTCATTGTCATAGTATTTATCCTTATTTTGCTTTATTCTCTTGTTATTGGATATCATATCCATATAACCAGATCCTTCAAGATCCTCAATATCTGTCACTTCTCTCTGTTTCTGTGAAAATGACTGCTTTTGGTATCTTTTGTTACTTTTTCCCATTCCTATACTATTTGAGATAAAGTACCACTTCTTACCAGTTCATTAAATTTCTTCCCAAGTGAGAAAGTTTGCTCCTTTACAAAACTTTCTATCTCTTTCACAAAATCTGAGAGGTTTTCAGAATAGTTATAGAAATACTCAGTTTGGCTGCCTTGGAATATTATACCCACTTTCCCATCTTTTATTTGAATCTGGTTAATAGCTGTAGAAATCTCAGAAATGTCAAAAACGACATCTTTTACCACTTTCCGCGACTTTCTGCGTTTTGTAGCGGTTTTTACCTTTTTCACAGTTTCTGCCATGTTCTCCTGTTTTTGTTATATTCTAATTATATCAGAGATTCTCGGAGAAATCAACAAGAGTGGACAGTTTATTTTCTGGCACACAATCGGTTGACTTTCGAGTGACCGCAGGCTTAGATGGAGAATCCTCCGTACATTCTGGAGGTATTCTGTACATATTCTAAGGTCACTCTGTTCTCACTCTAGTTCTCTCAGATACATTTATTTTAACATTTAATTAAATGCTCATTCGTAGTGCCATGCTCTGAATAAGTACAAGCATCGTCCATCAAATAACCATAGTTCTTGAAAGGACCGTAGAATGTATTGACCTCATCATATGCCCAAAAGTGCCCCTTCCGCGTGTTCTTTGTGATCACTCGTACTGCTCCCTTCGAGGTTGAGATGACTGTCCTGTTTGCTTGGTTCCACATAGGATTGAATGAGTTTAACTGATGACCAGAGATTACGAAAGATCAGAACATTTACTGCTCTGACCGTTCCTTCTGTTCCTTGTATTGTTAAAGTAAAGTATGATGATGGTGTATGCTTATAGAGATGAGACTTCGTTGCTATACAAATACAATTTACATAGCCTCGATACCCATCTACTTCCACTAAATCCTTTTCTTTGAACTGTAGTGGCATAGCATCCATATCAATACTGACTCTATTTAGATTGGGTGCGAGAAAACAAAATGGTTAGAGTCACACACAGTTAAGCAACTCAGGTAGACCATTTGTTTTCCCTGAGTATATTATAGTCTAGTATGATATATCTGTCAACCCTCTTGTGCTGATTTATTTACTGTCCATGATAATGGTATATTGTCCATGTCCACTGTTATATTAAATGATAATACTGTTCTACGTTGCTCGCTAGTATGTGGGTGTGTGTAATGGTGTAAGAAACTTGGAAATAGAATAAGGTCACCTTCCTCTACCTCTGGTTCATATGTTAACTGCTCTCCTGTAATGAAGTGGTCATATGGTGCTATGAAGTTGGTAGGTCTATGATATCTCTTGTCGTACTCAATGTATAATACTGCTGAGTATCCACCATGTCCATGATTATGTGTTGGATGATACATGTATGGTAATGCTCTCTCATACCATGATCGTACGATGTGTGGATTACATTGATAGTCATGTGCGAACCAACTCATTTCATCACTGAGTATGTCCGAGATGGTGTCTAGATATGTGTCACTACTACGATAGTCAGAGAGTACTTGTTCGTCTC